CTATAATCAAACTCCACTTCCATTAACCCATTGAAGTAAGACTCCATGAGTACCTTCACTGCATCTGCCCAACCTTCTATGTTATCCGAGATTAGGAACCTACGCTTACGCTTCTTTGGCCCTGTCACCTCAGGTAACTGAGATACGTGGTGACGTTGTACTGAGTACCCTACACCTGTACCGCCTAACAGTAAGAACATTGTCTCAGAGAAGGCTTCTATTTCCGACACTGGCAAGTATGCACAGTTGAAGATACGGTTAGGTGCTAGCTCAATAGGTGCCCCACCAAATTGTAGGGAGCGCATTGAAGGTAACACCTTCTTATCATACACGAATTGGTAAGCAGCTTCTATGTCTTGTACTAACATAGGGTACTTACGCTTGTGCATATCCTTGTTACGAGTTACTAATTCTTCCCATGTTTCTCGTCTGCTCAGTGTAGGTATATACTTAGCATACTTACTGAAGACGGTAATGTCTGAAAGAATCTTATTTGTTACGTGCATTAGGTTCCTCCCCTAGTCTAGTATAATGTTGCCGATACATAGTATACCTATTACAATTAACATGTAATATTCCACTACTTAATATCCTTCTTTAACTTTCTCATAAACCTATCCATGTCTTTCTCATATGTATACTGAAAGTTATTCTCTTCTAACCAATCCTCCATACACCGTCTTGATCCATCCTTACGCTTCCTTGCTCCGGGCAATGCTACGCACTCAGAATGCAACACAAAGACGATTTCACTGAGGGGGTTTGACCTGCGTACATGGACGTACTTATCCATCTCATGTCGTGTTCTGAATCGGCCCTTCACTTCAAACCAGATGTTACCCAGTACTCCATCGGGTGTGTACTTCCTATTTTCTATCACTTCATATGCTACCTTGATAGGCTCATAGTCTACACCTTTCATAGGGCCATCTGCAAACAGTCGGAACTCTAGCCATGAACGATATGGTGCTGGCTGATCACGGTTAGTAACTAAGTAGTCACTCCATGAGTGGTATGGTTCAGGTGGGAGAACCTTACAGTTAACTCCACAAGTCTTTGCCAATATACTATGTGTTACCTTACGATGCTTAGGCTTCTTTGGTCTCTTTAATGGGTATCTCATTTAAGCTCCTTCACTTTATCTGCAATACCATAAGCTACTGCTTCTTTTGCGGATAGCCACATATCAGATTCAGGGAGTAGTATCTCCCGTATCTTCTTTAAAGATAGGCCCGTACACTTCTTATAAAGATCTACCATACGATCTGTAGTCAACTCATTCTGCTTCTGTGCTGCTACTAACTCATGTTCCTTACCAATAGCACCTCCTGAGTATTGGTGTGATAGGATAGATGTGTTAGGTGTAAGTACTCGGTGCCCCTTCTCTCCTGCCATAAATAGAAGCAGACCACAAGAGGCTACCAATCCTAGCCCCGTAGTATAAATGGGGATAGATGAACCTCGCATCACATCAATCAAGGCGAAGCAATCATACAAGTTACCACCAGGGCTGTTGACGATTAGGTGTAGGTACTTAGGCCGATCCTTACGTGGTAACATATTCTGTGATAGGATCCAACACACAATAGGTGTTGTCGCTTCTGTATCCACAGGCTCAGAGAAGTAGTAGACATTCTTCATTAGCAATGCAATGTCAGGTGGTGTGAATCCTTCAATGCTTAACTCCATTATAATGTCTCCAGTGCTTTTGAAAGATACCAACGTGCCTTCTCAAGGTTGGTGCTTACATCTTGCTTGCGGTTTGACCGCCACGTATACTTTATCACATTACCCTTACAGAAGCCTTTGAATTCTGCATCTGTAAGGGCTGACTGTATAGCGTCTATACATTCAATGGTGCCTTCTCCTGCTGACTTATAGTGGTTGGGGTGGTTAACTAGATCCTCTAGTACATCATCTAACGTGTCCATACTCACCTCTCTACATACCTCACAATGTTCTTTTGATACACCCATGGGGTGCCCACATGTTGTGCAATCATAATGCATCTTCCCCTCCTTCATCTAGCATATCCACTACATCACCTAATAACTTTGCAGCCATCCAAACCTTCTCCATAATAAAATTACCCTCAGTACGCCAATCTTGTACTGCCTGTGCATACTTATGCTCATGAGAAAAGGTTTCAATCCAATAATCTTTTAGTTCTACCTCAGTTTGTAGGTGTGTAATGATCTCTTCTAAGTCATGAATCCTCTGTTGCTGTGCCTTACTCATTGCTACACTCCTGTTCAACAAGCTTCGTCAAGGTAGAATTAAAGCCTATGTCCAGCAGTAACTGCGCTTCTTGGGCACTTAACTCATACGTAACAGGCTTTGCAATCATATTACTGGAGGCTACTAGTGCAGCATACTCAGCAGGAGGCAAGATAAACACATCAGCCTTACTGAATAAGTTACGTAGTCCTACACGAATCATAGCGTCAGAAGTATCCTTATCCATTTCAAGATGTAGAGTGGCAGAGCCATCCTCATGCTCCACCACATCACTCACTGTCGTAGTATCCATTACCCGTTACCCCCACACTTAGTGTTGAAGTCCAGTGTAATAACATTACCGTTAACACCCGTTACTTTATCCTCTACCTTAGGTGCGTCACTCTCGCCTTTGCCTTGTGGATTCAATTCCTTAATCATGTCTGCAGTGAACTCAGTAAGAGCCTTGTCTACTTCTGTATTCTCATTACATAACTGAATCATAGCTGACATTTTATATGCTAGATACATTAACTCTGCATGAGTAATACTATCTACCTCAGGCATCGGGTGACTGAACACAGATACGTGTATGTCACCGTCCCATATACCATCCTCTAGGGAGGGACGCATCACTACACCAAAATCATTCTCTGTAAAGTCAATCATTCTTCTGCCTCCTTAATGTATATGTAGTTTACCATGGCAGGGTTCTTTGCCTGAGATGGTATAGATGTTCGCTCTTCAAGAGTATCCCAACACTTATACTTGTGCTGACAGAAGCCACACTCAACGCATAGTGTAAGGTTGCCTGTCTCTACCCGCCTAAAGGTTTCTTTAACTGGCTTATAACACCTTTCAAAGTCTGCACCATCTACTAGCAAATCTGCCTTAGCTTCCAGTATATCTAACTCAGCTTGCATGTCAATGCCTTCGGCAGTGATAAACTTAAACTGCCCATTTGCTTTGTTGACAACTATCCAACCACCCGCTTCAAGGCCTAATGCGGTACTGTAACCAACTAGCTGACCTACGTATCCGAATGAATCATGCTCCTTTACAGTTGCAAAGTCTTTCCACTTGTTAGTGTAAGCCCAAGGACTACAGGATTTAATGTCCCATACAGCACCATCAATGATTAAGTCGGGTGTTCCGTTGATTGAGTGCTTACCTAGTTCTAACTTTAAGTGTTCGCCATCTTGCCATACTACCCCAGCTTCAGTGAGGACACCTTTCATAACTGCTTCTACAAGATCACCGAGGATCATGTTCATTAAGAAGTTGTTTGGGAAAGGTAGGGAACCAGTTGGCTCATTCTTATCAAACCATAGTTGGCAATAAGAACGACCTATGTTTGACATACGTAACCTAAAGTCTGGGTCACGTGAGTCTACAAGTTGCTTCTCCAAAGCTAGTGTAACATCCTTAACTATGCAGTCAAGGACAGGGCGACTCATGCCACCCATCCCTGCTACCACGTTGTTAAGGTATTTCTGTACCATCAACTCGTGATAAATCATAGCTACTCCACATCAATGAACTCATTAACTAGGGATTCATCTGCGGAGTCCAATGTCTCCACTGCCTTAGCTGTGAACTCTTGGTTAATGTAATCGTTATAGTGGGTAATCCACTCTGAACTAGCCTTATGCATGTCCAACACATTTTCTGTGATAGCTAGATCTGAAGAGTAATCTACGTCTAGCTTAGGTACAAAGTAGGATTGACCATTGTTCATCTCTCGCTCATCTGTCTTCACATTAATGTTGAACTGAATGAAGGATCGTTGTCTACGTGCAATGTCCTTGAAGGCATCACCAAAGGTCTTGAAGGCCTCACGGTTATCTACTTCCCAGATGAATGGTGAAGGTGCCACCTCAATGCTCTCACCCTTTGCATCTGTGGGATTAATCAAACTAACCTCACCAAACAATACACGTACACGTTTCACTGACTTGATAAGATCCTTCATCTTGTCAGGCACAGAGTTCCAATCTTCAATAAAACCTGCTGGCTTACCACAGTTAAACCCACCCTCAGTATCCTTAAGATCTACATTAAGATCATCCGACATAAGTGTCTTCACGTATCGGCTGTTAGATGGGTCACTGATGTAGCGTTTGTACATGAACGTCTGCATAACGAATCGTACATTTGCCTCTGGTGCGTATACCATAGTGCCATCGGGTTGTTCTAAGCGATACTGCCCTGCGTCTACTACCTCCATCTTCTTTTTCTTACCATTGACTTCCACTACACCCATCAAAGGTGAGTGCCACAGACGTAAGCGTGGGAGTTTAGACTTAGAGCCTGACCCATTTACCTCATTAGCCATGCCTGTTAGACGCATTAACTCTTCGGCGCTTACTGTGTTTAGTGCTACTGCATTACTCATATTTATTTCCTCTTTGCTATTTTAGCAATCTACTTGATCTAACCAATTGTTTCCCATCTTAGCTTCTAGAGATAGAGGTAAGTTGAAATCAATATCCCACAGTGTATTTACTGTGCTTACTAACTTACTCTCTACATCTGCTACCAACTTAACCATAGCGTCTTGCTCGTCTGGGTGTACGTCTACTACCATACTATCATGAACTGTATTAACAATGCAACTGTTTAATCCCCTTTCTTTCATAGTTTTTTCCATCATCAATAGTGCAACAGGTACAATGTCTGCTGTTGCAAAAGATTGAACAGGATAATTCTTAATCATGGTAAAGCCTGTGACCGTACCATCCCTTCGCCTAGCTACATCAGGGAAAGCAAACTGCCTACCTGAAGGTGTAGTAATCTTCCTCTCTGTTAGTGCCTCCGTTGCTAGTGACTTATGCCATTTAGCTATGCCTCTATACTTCTTCATGAAGTGGCTGTAATATTCTGCCTCGGATGGAGTACGACCATAGCCTGATGCGCCATACAAGGGAGCAAACGTGTGCATCTTAGCATTCTGCCGTGATGTCTGCTGTCCTGCTGCACTTATAATGTCTGCAGTGTACTGGTGTACATCGAAGCCATTGATAACCTCACTGATAGCTACCTCGTCCTGAGACAAGTAAGCTGCTACACGAAACTCTAACTGCCCAAAGTCTGCCTCCATTATCTTACCGTAATCCCAACGAGATATGAAGACTCGCTTCACTGGGAATGTTCCCCCTCGTGGCATGTTCTGCATGTTAGGATTTCGTCCTGCCAATCGTGCCGTTGAAGTAACGTGTTGAGTTAACTGTACATGCAACATACCATTAGCCTTAGTGTACTTCTCTATGCCGCTTACGAAAGAGGATAGGTATGACTCTACTGCATTTAATCTACGCAACTTAGCTAAGAAGTGTGCCTCACGTTCCATACCCTTACGTAATGCTATACCCTCCAATGTTTCAAGGATACCCTTGCCTGTACTAAACCCACTAGCACTAGCCCATGTAGCCTTAGGTGGTGTGAACTTTAATCCTGCCAGTTCTTTAGTGTTACGTAGTATGAAGCCTTGTCTGTTACACTCCTTACAGATGTTCTTATTCTTACGTGGTTTACCTTTCTTAGTAAGCAACTGAACCATACCTGTACCATTACACTTAACACATTTCACTGCTCGTGTCTTATAGACAGCTTGTGTCATACTACCCATAGCCTTTTTAAATGCGGCATCTGACATGAAAGGATTTATACTTAAGGCCCATTGCTTCTTGTTTACAGGCTTACGTGAGAATACTAAAGCGGATAGTTGCTCTGGTGAATTAATGTTGATAGGTGTAGCACCCATTAACTCTTCCATAAAATCCGTCAGTTCCTCTACTATTACCGCCTTCTCTTGTTCAAAGTCTGCCTTTACTTTCTCCAACTCTATCAAATCTACACGGATACCTCGCTTATATATAAGGGCTAACTCAAAGCATGTATCCATAGTAATGTCCAGAACGGATTGTAAGCTAGTGTTCTCCTTATTAGCAAAGCGTTTCTGTTGCTTAGTGTATAGCTCTAGTGTAGAGCGTAAGTCATAGCGTAGGTATTCATCTAACTCCCAATGTGGTATATCCTTAGTGCTAGTACCTGACTTAAAGTAATCGTCCATAGTATGTAGTTTCTTATCTGTTAACTCATACTTCTTTGAAAGATATGCCAAGGTTAGTGGGGACTTGATACCTTTGTTAAGAATATATTCTCCCAACATAGTATCGTAGATTTTACCCTCGTACTTAAATCCACACTCCCATATCCATGTTAAGTCATACGCAGCATTGTGACATACAAGTAACGTAGTGTTATCTAATATGTCCTGTGTTATTGAATGACCATTAACTGTAGGCTCCACATCACTGTGAGTGAATGTCACTACTGTCTCAGCCTCAGGTGTAAGCATACCTATCATGACCAATTCATTCTCTGCTTCAAAGGGATCGAAGTGTTGCTTACCATCCCTCTTGCATGTTGTATTTTCTACATCCAATATTGTTAGCATAACTTACCCCTTATATATTTAATGGCTCTCTGCATACGAGGAACATCGTCATGGAAACATCCCAATGCTCTGTTACAACTATGGCATAGCCAACCTCTGAAATCATCTGTGTCATGGTCATGGTCTAGTACCCATGTTGATGCGTTACCTCCCCTACCCGCTGCTTCTTCTTCATCACAGCCACAAATTGGGCAGCTATAACCAGCAGGAGGCTGACCATGTATGGACTTAAGATGCCTACGCACCTTGTGTAACTCATTGTTACATGACTTGCACTCAGCCCTAAGATAAGTACCCCCACCTGACGGGCTAAAGTGTGAAGTAGGTAGTGTATGCTTACACTTGGAGCATACCTTTACATCCTCACCCTCAGGGTAGGCATCATATAGGTCAACGAATAATTCTATTTGATCAAACTCCATAACGAGCTATCCTCCCATCTAACATACATGTAATCTTACCATGCCACCCACTCAGTTTATTCTTAGTGATGTTGATATGGCGCAT